CTGTTCGACGGATCCGACGCGCATGGCTCGGTGCTGGTGCGCGATACGACGGATGCGACCGATGGCGGCGCGTGGGTGCCATCCGCCGCCGGCGTCTTGACCTGTGTGGGGCCGGGCAGTCTCCCGAGTTTCCAGCCGATCGCCGCGGGAGCGCCGACCGCGCATCACGCGACGCATGAAACGGGCGGCACTGATGCGCTGACGATGCTGGATGCGAGTGTGATCAAGACCGGCAGCCTCTCGCTGCCGATTGCATCGAGCGGCAACCGGTTCCTGCAGGCGGTCGTGTCGGATCACGGCGGTATCAGCAACGTCAATTGTTGCGTCGGCTATGCCGCAAATCCTGGCGATGCGACCCGTGCCGATCATGTCTTGACGATGGGGTTCAATACGACGCCGCTGGGCGGTCGCGATCTGGTGACCGAACCGGCCTTTGAATGGCGGATCGAGGACTACTACGCGCCGGATGCCAGCACGCGGATGATGGAGGCGCACTGGCAATACTACGATACGGCCGGCAATGGGTTTCGGCCGATTGCGCTGACGATTCAACGCGCACCGGGCGCCTACCAGACGGCGGCGCCGCTCACGTTCAGCGGATCATCGATCAATTTCGCCAGCACGACCGGTGTCTCCTGGGCGTCGCTGCAATCGGGATTGTTGCAGCTGCACGGGGCCAGCCCCGCGCTGCTGATCGGGGATACCGTCGCCTCGGACGGCGCGGTGCGATTGCCCAACAACGCCACCATCAAATGGCGCAATGCCGGGAATACCGCCGATTCGAGTGTGATCAGTTCGCAGAGCGGGTATTGCTATCTCACAGCGGAAAGTGCGTTGTTACTCGGCAATTCTGCGTACACGATTCAATTCACCAACAATCTGTTCTATCCGACGACGGACAACATCGTCGACCTGGGCTATCCGGGCGGTCCAACCTTTCGCAATCTCTATCTCGGGACATCCCTGCAGGTCGGTGCAAACCCGGCGCAGAGCGGTCCGATTCGATTGGCCTACGATCAGCCGATCACGTGGCGGAATTCGACCAACACGGGCGATACCGCGGCGATCAAATTTGGCAGCAATGGCATCGCCAATGTGATCGTCATCGGCGCGGCGCTCCATCCGAGTATTGATAACGGGGTGGACATGGGCGGCGCGACCCGGCGATGGCGCAATGTGTTCGTGAGTAGTTCCATCGTCAATAAGGTCAAGGCGGGCACTCCGACCGATGCGGATGTCTCAAGTGCGGCCGACGGCATGATGGTGTTCGATTCCACCGCGAACAAAATCTGGGTCCGGCTCGGGGGTGTCTGGAAAGGCGTGGTGGTGGCCTGATGGTCCGCCTGGTGCTCGACGGCGTCGACCAACTGCAGCAGCAGATCGCGGCGTTGCCGGATACCTTCGCCGAGCGCGCGCACGGCATGGTCTACACGACCGCCGCGCATACCCGCGATGCGCTGCGCAACGCCTATCCACCGCGTCGGCCGAATTCCCGATCCCGCTTCGAACCGCTGCGCGACGTCTGGTTCATCGAGAGTCGCGATCTGGGACCGCTGCAGCCGCGCGCCAAGGTCGCGCATCGGGAAATTCTCGCGGACTGGCGCGAACATGGCACGAAGTTGCGCACGACGAAACGCGGGTGGCGGCGCGGCCAGATGCCGGCGGCGCCGGTGTTCGTACCGATTGTCGTGCACAACCGGCGCGTGATGAATGAGGCACTTGTTCAATTGGCCGAACAAGTCGGCCTGACGGTGACCCGTGGCTGATAGCGCGGCGCTCGATGCCGCCGTCATCAGCCTGTTGCTGAACGATACGACGTTGCAGGGCCTCTTACCCGATGGCGTGTACTTCGATTTTGCGGCGCCGGGCGCGCAGCGCTACACGCTGGTCACGATCACCGCCGCGCCGGACACCTCGATGTTCGGGAGTCGCGCGTGCGAAGGTCCGGTGTATCTGGTGCTGGCCGTCGTGCTGTCGGTCACGGGCGGGAACATCCAGGCCGCCGCGGCGCGGATCGATGCGTTACTCGACGGCGCGACGGTGAGCGCGACGGGGTACAAGCCGGCCACGCTGCGGCGGCTGTCGCGCGTCCGACACAGCGATCCGGACAGCGCCGATGCGTCGCACCGCTGGCAGACGCGTGGCGGCGAATATGAACTCTGGGCGGCGGCGATCTAAGGGCGACTCCGGGGATACCGATCAGCAACGCAGGCATGCGAAAGGCAGGGTAGGACCATGCCGCCAGTCGGCGGACGGATTCATGGGTACAAAGGCGAAGTGATGATGGATCCCACCGGGGCGCTTCCGGGTACGCCTGTCCTGGTGGCCAACGTCAACAAATTCACGATCGACATGCCGCGCGATCTGGTCGAGGTGACCGCCTTCCAAGATACCAACAAGCAATACGTGCAAGGCCTCCAGGATTACAAAGGCACCCTCAATTTCTACTGGGATGCGGCTAACCTGGCCTTGATCAACGCCGCGCTCGGGACCGTCGCGGTCACGCTCAAACTGGTGCCGCAATCGAGCGACGCCACCGTGTATTTCTCCGGGAAAGCGTGGCTGTCGGCCTCGATCGACGTCGACGCCAAGGCGGCCGTCACGGGGACCGGCACGTGGGCCGCGGCCGGGGCGTGGACGTTGACGGCGACCTAAGCGCGTGATCCTGCGCGGGGTCACCGCGCGGATCGAGTGGTGCGACACCCTCGCCGCCGCGGTTGACGGGTACACGGTCATCAAGACGCGTGACGATCCGGTCTTCCGGCTCACCGCGACGCTGGGGGCGATTGATGCCTTCCGGCTGGCGCAGCGGCCGCTGCGGTTCGTCGCCGGCCGGGTGGCCTGGCCGATCGAACGGTTCGACATCATCAATGGCAGTTTCACGGCGACCCTGGGCCATCCCGACGAGGCGTTATGAGATCCCGATTCGTGCGACCCGAAACCCGGCGGCTGGAACTCAGTGACGGCGACTGGATCACCGTCAAGGCGCGGCTGACCGCCGGCGAACAGCGCGACCTGTTCGCCCGGACCTATCGCGTCTATGAGAAAGGTGATGGGAGCGTCGAGCAGATTGTCGATTTCGGCAAAGTCGGGATCGTGCGCCTCGCGACCTATCTGGTGGACTGGAGTTTTCCGGAGTTTCCGATTCGGAACGTGCCGATCGATGCCGTCGAAGCGGCGATCCGCAATCTCGAGACCGCCGATTTCGCCGAGTTGCTGACGGCGCTTGATGCGCACGAAGCGCGCGAGGCCGAGGCCTTCGCGGCGTTAAAAAAAACGACCGCTGGCGTGCCGGCGTCGCCGCCGATCTGGCCATCGCCCGACAGTGTCACTGGCGCTATGAGTGGGTCCGGGATCTTGATCCCGATGTCTACGGGATCTTGATCGAGGAATTGAGGCGGGAGATCGAGGCAGGTGAAAGCCACCTTTGAAGCGGACTTCTCGAACTTCCGGCGCGAAGCCGAGAGTGCCGTGACGAGCTTGAAGGCCATCGAGGCGGAATCGGCCCAGGTCAATAGTGTGCTCGGCAGCATGGTGGGCCTCGCCGGGCAATTCGCGGTCGGATTGTTCGGCACGTTCGGAGTTGAGCAAGTACTCAGCTTCACCAAAGCCTTGATCAGCCAAGCCGATGCCCTGCAGAAATCCGCCGATATGACCGGCTTGAACGTCGAGGCGTTACAGCGGTTGCAGTATGTCGGCGATGAAACCAGCGTCTCGATCAACGACATGACCCGCGCGATCGACCAGATGGAAAAGCGGCTCGCCTCGGGCAATAACTCGGTCCTGGACGGCCTGAAACGAATGCATCTCACGCTGGATGATCTCCGCGGACTCTCGCCGGAACAGCAGTTCTATGCCGTCGCCGAGGCGATGCACCACACCACGAGCCAGAATGATCAGATGACCGCGGCGATGGAACTTTTCGGCTCGACCGGGGCGCGGGTGTTGCCGGCCATCAAACATGGATTCGATGACGTCAAGGCGAGCAGCATCGGCATGTCGCAGGATACCGTGTCGGCCCTCGATCAGGTCGGCGATGCGCTCAGTCATCTGGCCCGCGGCGCGGAATCGTACGCCGCGACTGGCCTCGCGAAGTTTTTCAATGCCTTTACGTTCGGCGCACTCTCCGCACAGACAGCCGTCGAGGCGCTGGCGACGGCGACTGCGAACGCGTTCGCGAAAGCCCCCCCGCTGCCGACCATGCCAGGAGCGACTGGGGCCGCGCCGACGATCAGTGTCGGTGAGGCACGCACCGCCGAGCGGGAACTGGAGAAGGAGCGCCTCGAGGCGAACCGCGAACTGCAGAAGCAACTGCAGATCAACCGGCACGAAATGGAAGAGTACGCGCGTGAGGAATGGGCCGCGTTTCAAATCGGCCAGAAGTTGATCGCCGATGGCAACAAGTTGCTCGATGAGCAGAACGCGAAGATGGCGAAGCGGCTCGAGATGCAGACCGCCTTTGTGGCCTCGCTGATCCTGGAAAGTCAGCAGGCGAAAGAGATCAACACCGAACGGAATCTGGGGCCGGCGATTCCGGATCGGGCGGCCGAGGCGGCGCGCCAACGCGATCTCGAGCTGTCGCGGATTGAATCGGCGCGCGAACGGGCACCGGCCTTCGATTTCGGGCCGATGATTCAAAAGATCTGGCAGGACTTCGACGCGGCGATTCTGCAGCGTGCCAAAGGCGGCACCGGGGCAGTGCCGGTCGGAACGACCATTCAAAGTCAGAATATCAACGTGAATGGTGTGCTGGATCCGCGGACGATCAACGAGCTCGCGGCAGCCGTGGGCGCGGCGATGATGCGGCAGACCGGCCGGCAATATCCGTCTGCGTAGGAGCTGACACGATGGGCACGGCACAAGCCTCCGACTATCTCGAGAATCTGATCATCGATCACCTATTCCGGACCCGCACCTTCACGAAGCCGGCGGCGCTGTGGCTGGCGCTGTTCACCAGCGCGCCGAGTGATTCGGGCGGCGGGCTCGAGGTCACCGGCGGCAGTTATGCGCGGGTGAACCTGGCGCCGCTCGACACCAACTGGAACGCGACGCAGGGCGGGACCTCCGGCAACTCGAGCGGCACCAGCGGCCAGACCGCCAATGCGCTCGCGATCATCTTTCCGGCGCCGACGGCGAACTGGGGCACGGTCTCGCATTTCGGCATCTTCGATGCCTCGGTGGGCGGCAACCTGCTGATCTGGGATGCGCTGACCGCGGCACGCACGATTCTCAGCGGCGACCCGCAGCCGTCGTTTCCGATCGGGTCGCTGCAGATCACGGTCAGCTGATGCCGCCGACGTTCGACGCACACAAGAATTTCGCCGTGTCGACGGTCGCGACCGCGCCGTCGCCGCCGACCACCGGCACGACGGTCACGCTGCAGAGCGGGGACGGGGCGGCCTTCCCGACCGCGCCGTTCAACGCGACGATCAGTCCCATCGGCGCACTGCCGACGCGCAGCACCAGTGAAATCGTCCGGGTCACCGCGATCGGCGGTGACACGCTGACGATCACCCGCGCGCAGGAAGGCTCGACGGCGCGATCGGTCGGCGTCGGGGATCTCATCGCCGCGACGGTCACCGCGAAACTCCTGACCGATCTCGA